TCTGGAAGGATTCTGAGAGCCTTGAGGAATTTATGGCTACTGCGAGTACCATTGGCGATGTTTTATTGACTGTAGAGGCAATGAAGGCTGCTCTTGGCTATGACTATGAAGAGATTGAGCAGCTTTATCGAAGAATACCCAGACATAATGAAAAAGGTGAATTAGTGGTTGACGAAATCCCTGGTGATAGGAAAGTCAGAACTAAACATGCGAAAAAGAACGATGCCTTACTCAAGTTTCTATTAGCGAACCGGCTTCCCCAATACTTTAGCGATTCCAAGAAAATAGAAATTAACAAGAAGACCATCGAAATTAAAGGTACAACTGAGGCCGAGATACGCAAGTTTGCAGGGGATTTAGTCAAAGTTATTGATAGTGAGTTTGTGGATGATTCAACTTCCAACGACAGCTAAAGAATTTTATGAAATGATTCCTACGGATATTGGTCAGAATATTCAGTTTAGGATTGAATTGCATAAAATGCTCAGTATTGATAAAAAGATGCAACAGCTTTTTTTATCCATGTGTAGAGAATATATCCCAATAATATTTTCTACTACGTTCTGGACTTTAAATCCACAAAAGAGACCTGGAGAACGAAATCAACCATTTATTCTGAGACCAGCACAAGTACCTGCCGTTGAGAAATTAAACTGGTGTATTGATAATAGACAAGACTCTGGGTTAAATAAATCTCGTAAGCAAGGAGCATCTGAGATTTGTTGTAAGTTATTTGCTGCTAAAGCTTTATTGGAGACAAACGCACACTTTATTATAGGCTCAAGGAAGAAAGAATTGGTAGATAATTATGGAGACCCTTATACTCTTTTTGCAAAAGTGGATAATGTGTTTGATTGTCTTCCTTCTTGGTGGTTGGAACTTTCTGGTTATGACCGAAAGAATAATAGGAAAGACATGGTTCTCACAATTCCTTCAACAAATTCTTCCTTTTCGGGCGAAACGACAAATGAGAACTTCGGTGCTGGAAGTCGTGGAACTGCAATTTTATTGGATGAAATTGGACGTGTGGATTTATCGGTGGCTGAATCCATTGAAGGTTCGGTACATGACGTTGCGGATTGTGTTATTTATTCTTCCACACATTGGTTAGGATTAAATCATACATTCAATAAAGCCCTTAAAAAGAGTACAACACATGTAATCAATTTATTCTGGTATCAAAACCCAGAGGAAAATTATGGGTTATATGAGACTAAAGAACCAGGAGAGTATAAACTTCTGGATGAAGAATATTATAAAAATAAAGAAATTGAAGTAATATCTGATATTACACAATTTCAACCAAACTCAGGAAAGACACAAATCATTGCTGACGGACTCAAAGGAATCCCCTCTCCCTATCGTAGTCCCTGGTTTGATTTTCAGCAATATAAACGTAGAGGAAATAAAAGAGACTTTATTTGTAATGTTTGTGGACAACCATTAGGTGCTGCCGATGCTCCGTTTGACCATGAGGTTTTACAGAAAATTCAAGAAACGACTATCAAAGACCCTGATTTTCAAGGTGAGATACGCTTTTATCAGGATGAATATGGAAAAGTGGAAGAAGGAAACGTATCTTTTGATGAAAAGTTGGGATTTGGTAGATTAAAATGGTGGGGAGAATTACCATTTGGTCGTCCTAATCAACGACATAATTATATTATTGGAGTTGACCCATCTTATGGACTTGGTTCTGCTAATAGTGCTGCCTGTATTATTGATGTTAATTTACATGAGCAAGTAGGTTCTTGGGTAGATGCAAATACCAAACCAGTGTCTTTTGCTGATACGATAGTAGCACTAGCATATTGGGTTGGTGGAGTTAATTACCCTTTTATTATTTGGGAAAGTAATGCTGGTTGTGGACAAAACTTTGGAAAGAGAATAATATTTCAACAGTATTACAATATTTATACACAAAGACGGGAAGATTCTAAAACACGTAAGAAAGTTAAGAAGTGGGGATGGGCTTCTAATGAAAAAGCTAAAGAAGCTTTACTTGGAGATTTAGGAGTAGCTTTGTGTGGTGGTTTGGCTAATGATGAATCTTATCTTTCTTTGATTATACATGAAGATGAATTAGTTGATGAATTATTTGATTATATGTTTAAAGAAAAAGGAACAGGAATTGTAGCATCTTCAAGAGCAGATTTAGGAACAGGGGCTTTGGAAAGACACGGAGATAGAGCTATAGCTGCTGGACTTTGTGTACTTGGTACTAAAGAACAAGCAAAAGGAAATTATGAAGAAGTAAGAAACCCACCTTCTAATAGTTTTATGCAAAGATATAAGGCGTGGGAACAAGAGGAAGAAAAGAAAAAAGAATATGCTAGAAGGTTTTTATACTAAAAATGGCTAAATCAAAATCTAAAAAATATCTTGAACAAAACGGAATTGGTGAAGATAAAAAGTTTGAAGTAAGAGTTCAGAAACTTGCTAGAGCTTGGCAGAAAAGACAAACAGAACCTTTGAAGAACAGACAAAAACTTTTAGCATTATGGGCTTCTGGATATTATGATGCTGGTTATTCACGAGAACATTTAATTAATCTTATGGATAGGGGTGTATTTACTATTGTACCTTACCTTGTTGAAGGTAATCCTAAGATTATGGTTGAGTCTTTACCAATTAACTATCGTTCATGGGCATATACAACTCAACTTGCATTGAATTTTTTAATTGAGAAAATGAATTTAGCAGAATCAGTATTTATACCGGCTGCTATAAATTCTATGTTTGGTGCAGGTATTGTTAGAACATTTACTGAGTTTAATAGAATATTTAATATTGATGATGAAGTAATTAAATCTGGAACTCCAGCAATAAGAGTTATTGATGATGTAGATTATATAGGAGACATTGCTGCTAAGTCTCGTGCTGATTATGCTTTTGAAGGTGATATTTATAAATTACCTACTGAATATGCACGAGAATTATTTAGTAAATATGCTGACGATATAATGCCTGATTGTAAACTTAGTAGTGATTATGCCCCTGAAAAAATTTCTAATGGTGAGTATGACATAAATAGATTATCTCTTAGAGATTACACAACGTTTATGGATATTTATTTTTATGATGAAGGGGTAACTAAAACTATTATGCCTTATGGTAAAGAACCTTGTTTTTTACATGAGGTAGAAGAGGATGGCCCAGGTGATAGTCCTTATGATTTTCTTGGATATAAATTCTTTCCTGGTACAACTTATCCAATTCCCCCTGCTTGGTTCTGGCATGACCTTGATGTATCACTTAATATTGTAGCAAGAACATCTAGAGAACAAGCAGAATCTCAGAAAGATGTTATATTTATAGACTCCGGTGCTAAAGATATTGGTAGTAAAATTAAGAACGCAAAAAATTTAGATATTATTCCATTGAAAGACCCTGTTGATAGTGCAAAACAAATAAGTTTTGGTGGAATGAATCCTGCATCAGCCCCCTGGATGGCATTTTGTGAAGGTAACTTTAATAAAGCCGGTGGCACAGCAGAAGTTATGCGTGGTGGTGGAGCAGAAGCCGATACACTTGGTCAGGAAAAGATGATATTCCAAAATGCAAGTCGTATTATAAATAATATGCACACACGTTATCAAGATTTTATGACAAAAATTATAAAGAAACTTGCATGGAGAGTATGGACAGACCCCACAGTATATGTACCTGTAATTAAAAAGATTCCAGGTGTTGCTGAACTACCAGAAGTTTTTTCTCAAGCAGATAAAGTTGGTGACTTTTATGACTTTATATTTAAAGTAGTCCCTTATTCAACACAAAGAATGAGTCCTGAGCAGAAGTATCAAAGACTTATGCAGATTTCTTCTCAATGGATACTACCTACTTTGCAAATTGCAGCACAACAAGGTGGAGAGTTTGATATACCTGAAGCTACAAAACGAATGGCAGAGTATCTTGGACTTGATGATTTTAATCAATTATATCATAGTGCTATACCAAAAGAAGGTGATATTGTACCATATCAGATGCAACCACTAGGAGCTAAAACTACTAAAAATCCAGGACAGCAGAATGATACGTTTGGTAGCTTAATAGGAAGTCGTGAAGCTAATATGAATGGTCAACAGCAACGAACAGAAGGTAAGGAGAATATTGTATGAGAAACAAAATTGAAAATATAGTGATTCTGGTAAGTCTTGGAGCATTGATATTTGTTGTTGGTTATAGTGTCAATAATTCAGTATTATTTAAATTTGAAGATACTGTAGCTAAAGCACAAAATTCTGTAGTTCATATTATGTGTCCTCAATGGCAAGGAAGTGGATTTATTATAGATGAGCATATTATACAAACTGCTCGTCATGTTGTTGAAGATGTAGAAGACTTTACTATTACCATGAATGATGGTACTAAATATCATTCAACATTAGCTATTTCTGATAAGACACATGACTTAGGTTTTATATGGGTCGATGAACCTATGCCAAAAG